TAGCCCGTAGCGACTGGCACCTTGTCTTCTTTGTCGGCATACAGCTCTGCATAGAACACGCAAGCATCGCCTGTGTAGTTCATCATGCACGTATAGACGCGCCCGTTCGGGTATGCAGACCACCAGCGAACAAGGCGTTGCTCAACTGTCTCGTAGTTGCTTAGGTCAAAGCCCATTAGATGCCTGCCCAAACGCTTAGACGTTGTGCATGGTCATGTGCGCCACCGCGCTGGGCGTATGCCAGTTCGCCTGTATTGCGGATGATGCCACGTCGAGCGGCAGCGTTTAGTCGTCCAGCGATGCCTTTGGTGACAGGGAACTGATCGCCCAGGTGCTTCCAAATGTCGTCAGATGTAAAGAAGCCTTTAGTCCGTGCAACGTGCAAGATTGCAGCGTCAACTTGGTTCTGTTCTATGCGTGTCCAGCGCGCATCGGCTGATGATTGCGATGCCAACATGCCCTCAATAAATGGTGCGTTCTTTCGTGCCGGTACACGGCCATCACAGACAAAGTGTGTTTTGCCTGTTATCTCTGGGTAGGCAATTTGTTCTTTGCAGATCGTGCAGGTTTTCATGTCGGAATCTCCTTGTCGGTTAGGAATGTGCTTGTAATGCTTTGATTGCTAAGTCGAGTGTAGTCACATCATGTAATGGCATCGGGTCTTCTAATGACAGCGAGTTTTTCATGCCTTTAAGACGTTGAATGATGCTTGCGTGTGGGTTAGTGCTTATGTCTGCAATTTCGTTAATCAAATTAAAGATTGCCATGTCGTGTCTTGTTGTCATCATTTGCTCCATTACCATTCGTCGGGTTTCTTCTGATAGTTCGCCTTGATTCCATGCAACACCTTCGCTCATTTGACTGACCATGGCCCCCAGCCGAACCCGTAGCGCTCGACCCCGTAGTTGTATATTTCTAAACCTGCGCGCAAGTTAGTGTCAGCCTGTAACAGATTTTGTTTGTCTGTGATGATTCCCTTGCCGATCAGCCATTTGTGCCAAGAGCCGTTAATTTGAAGTAGTCCACGTGAGCCACCGAATGGGTCTTTGCGATTAATTGCGTTAGGCGTGCAATTTGACTCGCGCTTCATAATTGACTCCAGCACGGTGCGTTGATCTGCAGGCCAGCCAAGGTTGACGGCTAGCGCGCTGAACTGCTCACAGGCTGTCGTGTACGGGTCAATGTAGATCGTTGAGCTGGTGGTCGTGGTCGGCTCAATTAGGTACGGCTGGACGCTTATCGGTGCCAAAGCAATGGTGTCAGATGGGGCGCTAGACGCGTCAGGAGCCCCTGTGAGCGCCGTAACCCCAAAGACCGTACAAAGCACTAGCCCTATGATTTTCTCTGCTAAATAGTTCATTTTTTCTCCAAAGGTATGGGCACACCCCAAGACGAGGCGTGCGATCTGAATGCGATTTGTCCCTGTAAGTATTTTCCCGACTCGGGTTCAGTAAAGATCTGCACGAGGATCTCTTGCCCGTTATCCATTACGCCTATGTAGACGCTGTAGTCAACGATCTGTGGATCAGTCATACCTTGTCCTTTTGTCGGTACTCCGACCCTAGGGGATAGGTCAAGCCTTAGGTGGGATTTCCCCGAACACCTTTAAGAATGCCGCTTTTACCCATATCACCGAGTCGGCGGCCTGTGGTGTGATCTCGATGTGAAACCAGTCGCCACCTGGTGCACCGTGGATTGTTGGTTTGTCGTACTTGAGCCATGCGTACCGATCGCAACGCCATGCTCGACCCTGTGGTTCTGGGAAGTAATCCAAAATACATTGCAAGCCAAGATCATTGGCATTAGCAACCAGTTTGTCAATAAAGATCAGCGCTTCTTTGCGTCCTGCTTTTGGGTTCTTTTCAGATTTACGATACGACAGATCAACAGCTCTACCAGTCGCGTGCACCGACAATGAGCCTGGCTTACCGCGCATGTCACGTTGACCCCAAGAACCGTTATTCCAAAGCGCGTTATCAGACGCTGATATGGCTTGCTTTATCCATTCGTTCATGCCGGCACGTGGTGCTGGTGATGCACCGTCAGCGTTACCTATGTAATCGCGTGCGTTTGGCACGCCAGCCTTAGCTTTGGCTATTGCCACGACCAAATGCCAGGTCTTTGGGGTTCACATATCTGATAAGAACTGGCACAAGCGCGGCGAGCGCTGCTTTGCCCAGATCGGCTGGGTCTGTGTTGCCTGTTGAATACACCGCGATGACCGCTGCGATGATCGAACGCCCGTATGAGGCAAGTAGGGCTTTGTCTTTAGGCTTCAACATCTTTGGCTCCTTCTTTCGCTTTTGACTTTAGTCCGTTTGAGGCAACTAAGCCTGACAACGTGCCGGTCATAAATACGGTCAGGGTTGATAGCAAGTCTATGAATGCGGAGTCATTAGGGCTCTGGTGGCCGATTGGCTGGGTCACAAACATAAGCGCATAAACAAAGCCAAGCACGGTAATTGCAAACACGCTGGCAAGGATGATGCCCACAACAACGATCAGTCGAGCGTGAAGCTCCTCGGGTTTAAGGCGTGGTCTCATAAATCAAATCCCGTGTGCACGTTCCAGATGGGTTGCAGATCGGTGGTTCGCATTCAGGCTTTTGCCAGTTGTTTGGGTCTTGACATGGGTAGCGATATGAGCCGTCATAACCACATCCCGCGCAACCCCACAAAACGACCGCAATTAATGCGCCGTAGCCAATGAGGTAACGCCAACGCACTACTTTTTCTTAGTTGGTGCTGGTGGGTATGGGTTTGCGTCTTTGATGGCTTGAACGGCTGCTTCCCATGCTTCTTGTGTGTTGGTTCCGCGTTGCCATTCAAAGAAAAGGCCGTCTGATTTGGCTTCGTATTGTGTGCGACGTGTGGTTTCAACAATTGTCACTTGGTTGTTGTAGTCAACGGTTGGCCATTGTGCGTCTAGTTCGGCTTGGGTTGGTTTCGGTGTTGTGTCTAACCATTCAAGACCGTTGTATTCGTTGCCACTTAGCGCCCATTGTTGGTCGGCATAATTGGTTATGAGGATTAGGGAATAGTCAATCATGCGCTAATCTCCATCAAAGTAAGTGTTGAGCGTGTGTTGTTGTTAGACCAAAAACCATTACCGCCGCTAGTTTTCATGGCAACTGTGTAAACCTGCGCAGACGCAGTAGCGGGCGTATCTAAAATTATTCCAGGTACACCGAAACTAGTTGTAGCGCTTGCCGTTGAATAAACAAAACCAAATCCGTTTGCAGGGCCTAGGTTTGTTCCTGCGGTAGTTCCACGATAAACAGTTGTAAAAACATCGTGGCCCGATGCTGCGGCTTGTGAACCTGCATACATAACCAATACAAGGCTTGATGTGCTTGAAGGCGTAATGGTTGCAGTTAAACCTACGCTTGTAAAACTTGTACTCGTTGTGCTGAACTGTGTAGATAATGTGCCTTGAACAACTTGCAACACGCGAAACGCGCCCCGCAAGTTATTCATTTGAGTAGCCGTTAAAACCTGCCCAGCGGTAAAACTGGCTGGAAGTGTGGTTGGTGTAGCCATAAGTGCTCCTTATCCTAAAACATTCTCTGCGTCGAGTGTGCCATACACCGCGTCATCTAATATCAACTCAAAAACAATCGTCGTCGGCGCGGTTGAATAAAGCACCCTGTGGCCTGTGCTGAAGTCCAAATAATGCTCAATGCCCTCAACCGACAGCTCTTGAGCCAACTCGGTTGTACCAGCACCGCTCGGGAACGTCTTTTCCACGGTGATCGTGTCGCCAATGTCTAGGGTTGCCAGCGTGTCCTTTTGCGCTGTGGTCAACATCAGAAACTTGGTTGCCACGGACGTGTAGCGCGGTTCGGGCTCTGGGTTTAACAGATACTCGGCAGCGGCCTGAATTGCGCTTGCTTCATGCAACAGGCTGTTGGTGATGCTTGAAGTTTGAATGAAGTATGTGGCAATTGAGCCAGCGTCGGTTGCTGTGTAAGTGTCTCCGTCTAAGCCTGTAACGACCGATCTGTTAATTACCGAGTCCGCCTCAAAACTGATGCCCACGCCGTCATATTTAAAATTGGTGCCATCGTCATGAAAATCGGCTACCGATGCAGAAAGCGTGTTGCCAATACGGTTTTGGAATGTGAGCACTCCATCGCGTGACATAAACAAACGCCCAAACTCGGCGGTGTCGTTAATTTGCGTTAAATACTGCAAAACGTTTGTTCCTGCCGGCACGGTATATGCAGCGGCGTGGCCAAGGTTTACGGTGCCTGTGGCGATGTCTCGAGCGCCTGCTGGAAATGCTACTTCTGGTAGGTCTAAAACGGTTTCTATGCGTTCTCCTGATGTTTCAACGGTGACGTTTAGTTCGTCTAAGTAGGTTTGCGCGAGTAGGTAGAACTGGTCAGCGCAATACACGGTCACGGTGTCTAGACCGCCAAGTGCGAAGTTGTAGTCGTAGTTAACGACATAACCGCTAAACAATGATTCGGGAACATCGGTTGAGCTGTATCGAATAAGTTGCACCGCGCGCAATGGGGCGAGACCTGGCTTGGATTCTGCGGTGTCGTAGTAGGGGCTGTTTTCATCAAACGGGTTAAACACGCCGTCCACGTCTTGAATGGTAAATGTCATGGTGCCAGCGCTGAATTGATCGCCCACGTCACGGCGACCGCGCCGCACGTTCACGTTTGTTACTGAGTCCATCACGTTGGCGAACTCTGTGGTGCCGTCAAGCACGTATGTGGTGTTGTCTAATAGCCCTTTAACCGTGTCGTCAAGAATGAACGCGTCAACCTGAAATCCTGTTGCGATCTGCAGGTCATAGTTGCCTGAATCAACAACCGCTACGCCTGGCATCACGCCACCTGTAATTGCAATGGCCCAGCGCTACGCGAGTAGGCGCGCAAAGCGTTAACGACCGACTCACCGATCTCGGCGCTAGTAGCAAGCCCGCCTGTGACGTTAATGGTCACTCCCCCGCCAGTATTCATGCGTTCTAATGGCACTACGGCTTCTGGGCCTGCTTCGCCGATTAAGGCAAGAGTAGGGGAACTGACAATGCCACCCTCGGCTAAACGTGGAATCTTCTTAGCAACAACAGCGGACGCTGCTTGACCGCCAAGTTGCGGCACGGGAATTGTTGGTGCTTTTGGAATGTCTGGTAGCAACGGAATGGAGTTGTAGGCGCTAATAATTGCGTTGACCGCGCCAATTGCAGCGTTGACCATGCCAGCAAAAAACCCAATTACGGTGTTGACAATTGCGTTGATGCCGTCACGGAACCACTCAAACTTGTTGTATGCGGCAACCAAAGCAACGATGAGCAACGCTACGCCTGCAGCAATCAGGCTGAACGGGTTGAGTGCCATGGCAATGTTGGTGACAACGATTGCAGCAGCGACCGCGCCAATGGCGGCAGCAATAGCCAAGAATGCTTTGGGGTTGTCTTGAGCCCACATTGCAAACTTGTTGAGCACAGGTAGCACGGCTTCGAGCACGGGTAGCAGGGCAGCGCCGATTGACTCTTTGGTTTCGCCAATGGAGTTCTTAAGGATTGCCATCTTGCCGGCAGCGGTCTCGGCGTTCTTTGCTGTGGCACCACCAAAGGTTCCGCCTAGCACGTCCATGACTTCGTTGAGGCTTGCGCCTTCTTTGATCATCGTAGACATTTCTGGGGACAGCGAACGAAGCGCCTTAAAGTTGCCTTGGTAAGCCTTAGCCAATGCGTCAGCAACGCTGGCAGAATCCATGCCGGT